GTTACATGTCGATCGGGTCGCGGAACCCGACACAACGTGGGAGGCGCAGGCCGTCTTTGGCGCCGAAAGGGAAGTGACGAATCTTGATGGTCTTGTTCATGAACTCAAGCTGGTTGTCCCAGATTTCCTTCCGCTGCTTGTGCTTGATCACGCCGCAAGGGATCTGAATCGGGTCACCCCTGTAGGAGATCATGAACTTGCCGAGTGTGTCGGCAGGAACCATGCCCTCCTTGGCTGAAGAACGCTTAGCATTACCCAGTTCATCACGCTCCTTCTCGTTGGTATTGGTGACCTGCTCGACGAAGCCGATGATCTCAGCCTCGAAATCCTCGAAGCGCTTGTACTTCATCAGGCACTGGTCCAGTGGCTTCGGCTTCTTTGGGTTCCCGAGCGTGCCGCGACCGTGCTTGTAGCCGGCCTTCGGGTTGCGCCCCATGATGCCCTCGAAACCTTGCTCGATGTAGCGAGCCTCGGCAGCCAGGAACTCCTCCAGTGAGTCGACCCGCTCGGACGGAACGAGAAAGATGTCGCTTCTGTTCAGAGCATTGACCGCAGCCTCGAGCAGGGACATCCGATACTCGTAGTCCTCGTCTGCCACGCTCTCGTCGGCCCAGTCGAACACGTAGTAGCGCATGTCTTCCGACCGCTTGTTGCTCGACATGACAAAGCTCTGGGTCCGGTTGTAGACGTCATCACCATCGCACGGGTCGCCCTCGATCACTTCGCCGTCAAAGTGGGTGAGGCTGCCAAACAGTTCCTGCACTTGCCGGCTGGGCAGGTCGAGCAGGGTGCGCGACTTGAGGGTGCCATCGATACCGATACCGCGGATACCATCGTACTTGGGGCTGACCCACATGGGGAACGTCAGCTTGCTGAAGACGTCCGGTTCTTTCATGGGGTCAATGGTTGCAGCCAGGGTAGGCTTGAAACTCATGAGCGCACCTCCTGAATCAGCTCGACCAGATAGGCAGCCTGGGCTTCAGGGACCAACTCCTCGTTGCTGCAGAAACCGCTCGGGTTTTCCAAGAATCGAGCGTTCCACAACTCGTAAGCCTTGGTGAGTTCTTCACCTGTCATGGTGATGAGCAGGTCAGGTGTAAATACGATTGCCATTGTTATTCTTCTCCTTGTTGTAAAAAGTCTGGTGTTTCCCACATCACGATCGGGGTTGTAGGCCCGACGTATGCTTGCTCAATGTTCACGCTGATGAACTCCATTGCGTCATCGAAGTCCATCCCATCCCGCTCGATGAGGATTTGCGCAATCATGTCGCCGCTGTAGATGAAGCGGCACGTTTGCTGGCCTGATGTGTCCCAAACATCTGAGACACCGAGCAGGGCGTCGTTGAGTCCTTCGAGAAGGAGCGGTGTCAGTTCTTCAGTCACCAAAATACCCCGTAGCTTTCAGCGCCTCCTCGGCGCTCGAGAAGGTTGCGAAATTGCGAAGGTCCCAGCTCGGCGCCGACGGGTCGAGCAGGTCAGGTTTGATCCAGCGCCAAAGCTCGGTACCCTTGTGTAGCACTAGGATCACACTTGATGCCCCTGCCATCTCGAGTTTTAGCAGGGTTGGTAGCTGGCTCAGCATGGCCTTGGGGAGGCGATAGTTGTGCTCTGTGGATTTGACTTCGATGATCCCAGCATTCTCCCCGCAGAAATATCCAAAATCTCCTGGTTGAGCCGCGAGCCTGCCCATTGCAGCACGGGCGTCGGCAAGGCGCCAGTAAGCAAAGCCCTGACTGCGATTCCAATCCTTGAGCAATGCCTCAACGATCTTTTCAGCGGTTTTACCCCGCTGACCTACAGATTCACTCTTCATTTTTATTCTTCTTGTCCTGAATTTAAGATATTACACACATGCCTCGGAAGTGTCAGCAATTTCTTCGGGTTTGTGGTGCGTGAACAATTCGTCCCGCTTCAATCGATACGCAACATCAGCATCTTCTGCTGTGGCGTAATTGCCGATATGAATGTACTTGCCGTGATGACAAATCTTTGCAATGTAAGGCTTGTTTGGGTAACGATTATTAGTCGTGAGAAATACACCCTTGAAGCCAGATTTGTTTGTTGAAGGTGTCTTCGCGTTCTCTATATTTTGCTTGTTTGTGGCCTCCCGCAAGTTCAAGAACTTATTGTTGGATTTACTTCTATCTCTGTGATCAATCATGTTTTCAGGTGTTGATCCTGTCATGAACAACCACGCCAAGCGATGAGCCATGTGGTGTGATTGGTCAATCTTAATGGTCACGTACCCCGCCTTATTGATGTGACCGGCGACATTACCAACGGTCACACCCTTCCGACGTTTCACCCATACGAATAACCCCGTTTCAGGGTCATAACTGAGCAACTCTTTCAATCTTTCCTGTGTGATCATTACGCATACCTCATAGAAAAATAGACATCCCACCTCCCCGAAGGGTTGGCCGACACGCAGAGAACGTGCAGGTGGGATGTCTATTCCTTCTCTGAAATAACACGGCCAAGTGTTGAGCCCGAAAGATACAGACCCAACACTGGTCATGGAATAGCTAACTACTCACACGTTTCAAGTTCGTTAACTTTAACACCCATATCGGCAAGCATGGATATTGCCTCGCTGACGTACCAGTCGAGATCAACCCAGGATGGCAGCGATTCAGGTAGGGTCATGCAGAGCCTCGCACCCTGCGTCTTGGGGACGGTATTCCCAGAATCGACATAGTTGATCGGCAGCGTACCGTCCTTCTCCATCATCCAGCGAGCAACACGACCAAAGTACTGACCGCCGACACCGACCTGAACTGGCGCAGGGCGCGACTTGCGCTTGACCGAGGTGCGATCCTCACCCCAGCTGGGTCGACGCCATTCATTGTCCTTGGTACCCAGGTCTAGGGTGAGTTCCCAATCGTCAACTTCGACGAAGTGGTCATACTGAATACCGCCACCCTTAACATTGCGGATTGCCACAAAGTCTCGCGGGTCCCGGTGTTTGTGTATTGCCTCACTTGGATGAACACCATCTTTAAGAAACTCTATGGCGAGATTTGAGCACACCTCATTGGTCGGGTTCTTCATCAGACCAGTCTCGGCATACAGACCCTTGCGCTTGACGCTGACCTTGCCCTTGCCTTCAATGATCTCACCCTTCGGGGTAATGATCACCGGGGCCTCATCACTCGTGATCGCGATGTAGTTGTTCACATCCTTCATCGCAATCTTGGCGTAGCGTGTCTCTTCATACTCGTAGCCGGTGCGCAGGGCATTGGCCTTGATGATGTTGAGGACACGGTCACGCAGTCGGCGCGGGTAACGGACAGCAATACCGTCAGTGTTGGCCGACATGACGCGAATTTCCGGGTGGAACTCCAGGTCGTAGATCAGGCACATCAGGTTGAGCTGACCGGTGATCGTGACAGCAAGCATCAGGTCCGGAGAGTAGAAGGCGCTGTACGGGCTGCCGAGCTTGCCGAAGGTTCCGTTCAACGAAATCTTCAGGGCGTTGGCCACCTTCTTGTTGCCGGAACGCTTCGCCTCGATACGACGGTCGTAGATGTTCTTGTACTCGGCGATGAACCGTTCACCTGCACCATTGGCAAGGCGCGGGGTCAGGCCTGCGATCAACATCGTCACCGGGTAGTAGCCGGCCACGTCGAAGTCGGACTGGGCGTACTCTTCGTCGGACTCCGAGTAGAAGCACTTGTCATGCGTACTGTGCAGGCCACCAACACCCATCTGGTACTTGCCGAACCCAAGCTCGACCGGCTCACGGAGGAAGTCAGGGGCGACCACCATGCCGTTGGCGAAGTTAATCTTGAAGTCGGTGTTCTCGAGCTGATGGATGATGTCGTTGATCTGATCACTTTCCGTCTCGATGAAGCTCGGCGCCTTGTAGGTCACAGATGAGGGTTGCTTCTCCGTGTTCTTGGCGATGCCGGCCACCTTCTTCAGGATCGCCTCGGCCACCTGGGCGTCGGACTTGCTACGCAGGTCGATGCCGTGCTCCAGGCTCATCTCGGTACGCAGTTCGATTTCTGAGCGCAACTCGTTGAACAGGGCTTCGGTCACACCCAAGTCGTTGTCGCAATACGCTTCAACAATGGGGTACTGATCCGGTGTCAGGTCGGTGTCGTGGTGGAACGGCATGTCGACCATGGTTGGATAACCCATGCGACCGGCGAAAGTCTTCAGCGAGATACGAACGCCCGGGCTGACTTCCATCAGGTCGATGTGGTCAAACTTGACCGTGTCGTAGTTGAACAGCGTGGACATTTCCCACGACTTGCCGTTGTCCTCGATCAGGACCTTGGCCATCTGCTTGAGCACGGTCGGGTGCTTGCCGCAGATCGCAGCCGAAAGGATGGGTTGGTCAAAGTGAATGCCGTTGAAGCTGATCCAGGTCAGGTCCTTGCGCTTGAACTGTTCGTAGGCCCGGTCCATGTCACCCTCAACATGCCACCAGAAAGAGTGAGCTTCACCCGTCTCGAGCACACGCATTCGAATGAGGAACACCGGGTTCTCGGTACCAATCAACTCACAGTCGAAGACTGAGTGCTTCTTGACCACCTGATTCTTGGCAACGATGTCGGCCCACCAGTCAGCCTCAGTTTGGACCTGGGCGTCGGCGGCAAAGCGGGTGAGTCGCGGGTCCTTGACATGGTCCCGGGTGTTGATGACGCCGGCCTCGACGATAAGGGGTTGGCGATCGGTGTTGACCCACTCGTCGTGGAGCAGGGCGCACTGATAGCTCTCATAAACGTGCTGGGCGCTGTCGATCACCTTGCGGAATTCCTTGAACTCGGCGACGTCGTCCTCCAGCTCGGCCAGGGTACGACGCTTCATCATCCCCTCAATGGCAGCCAGGCCGGGGTTGCCGGCATAGACGAGCAGGTTGAGGAATGCTTTCTCGCCGAACTTGTAGGCACCCTTGTATTCGGTACCGTCCCCGACCAGGGCCTTGTAGACCGGCACGAATTTGTGGGGGAACGGGCCGTACTTGTTCTCCTGAGTCAGGCCAAGCTTCTGGTGGTAGATGTAAACGCTCGGGTCGTCAAGCAGGGTAGTCATGTCGCCGTCGTTCGAGCGAATGATCTTGACACCTGGCATCTGCCGGCAGAGATAGGCGATCACGTCGTCACCCTCGACCCCATCCTGGGTGATGATGGTGGAGCCGACGTTGCGGAAGACCCGGGTCAGGGCGTCCTTGGCCTTGTTGAACTCTTCATAGGCCTCGGCTGGCCGGCTGTCGCGCTCATCCTTGTACCCACTGAAGATGGCACGGCGCCGAGCCTTGGACAGCTGCCCTTCAACGACGAAGATCATGTCAAGCGGGGTGATCTCGAGGTCGTTCATGACCGCGGTCAGGTGGTTCATGGCGTTGTCGTAGCCATAAAGCGCACCATTGACCTGGACCGGCTTGTCCTTGTGCATGACCTTCTTGCCGAACTCCTTGTCCTCGCCGGCCAGCAGGGCCATCCACAGGACTGAGCTTGTATCAACGATCAGTTTTTTCATCTGTCCTCCGACATTTTGACTGCACCCCTCTTGAGGAACCAGGCTGAGATCAATACCAGATCGAGCCAGAACCAGATCCCAACGAAGGGTAGGGTGAATATTTTCCAGGGCTTGAGACACACTCCGACGAGCACCTCAAGTGCAATCTTCAACCCGACCCACACTGCAATCGCAATGAGAACCGGGGTCAGAATTAAAGCTGAGACGGGCAGTGGTAGCCCGATCGGCTCAGTCTGTTCGAGCTGATCCTTCAGCGACTCGACGACAGCGTCACGCTTGCGCCGGATGGTTTCATAATCCATTGCGCTTGCGCTCCATCTTGGTCTTGCATGGGACACAGTGGATGAAGCCATGCTCGAGACGGGAAGGGATGAGGTCATCACCGCAGGCAACACACTCAGTGATGGCGTAGACCTTGACCTCGACCCCGTCCACTTCCTCGACGGTGGGCACCTGATCGGGAGCCGCGGCCCGTTGGACTGCGGCGATACCCAAGTTGACCGTGATGCTCGTGACCTGGCTGGCCTGATCCAAGATGTCCGTTACCCGCTCGTGTTCTTCAATCTGCATTGCGTGCTCCAATGTAGGTTTTCCCAAGTGCCAATGCCGATTCACACCACGAAGCGTACGTTCCGTGGGGCGTGCGTTCCATGAACACGGGTAGTGTTTCGTACGCCACCTTGTCGATAATGGTCGCCTCGGCCTTCTTGAGCATTTCCTCAAGGACCTGGACTCGGGCGATCAGGGCTGTGCGGCTGTAGCCGTCGAAGCCATCCGGCTCGTTGATGGTCAGCATCCGAGACCCCCATCAATTTCAGCCAGGATGAGGTCGATGGCGGTGTATAGATCGTCAAGTGTGCCCGTGTTGTCGATGACATAGTCGGGCGGCAAGCGCAGGCCGGCTTCTGAAATGTGGGAGGCAGCTTCACCTTGCAGGGTGGTGCCACGCCGAATCTCGATGATGATGCCGCCGTTGGCGCGAATCCATTCGGCCTCGGAGTCGAAGCGGCAGTCCGTGATGATGACGTCGTCCGTGTCCTTGATCACGTCGTAGCTCATGGCAAGGCGCTTGATCCAGATATCTTCACCGAAGAACGGCTTGCTGGCCTCGGTGCCGAGCAGCTGGAACATCCGGCGCGGGGTCATGTTCCAGCGCGGAATCACGACCTCCTTCAGGTCGTCACCCCATGTCTGACCAAAGCTCAGACCGAACATCTCCTTGGCGGCACGCTTGAGCGGGTCAGCAAAGGCGAGACGGGCGAAGCCGTATTCAAGATTCAGGTGGCTGGCGGCTGTGTCCTTACCGCAACGGGCTTTACCTACAAAAGCAACAAGTTTCATTGTTATTGGTCCTGGTTATTATTCTTATGGAAATACGTGTACATCTGATTGACCCACTTATTGATCGTGTCCTTTCTCACGGCCATTGATCTTTTCATTACAGGTCCGAAGGTGTTTGTGAACTCTGACGACGACATCCACTTGGGCACCAACTTGACGTAGAGCGCACCAAGCGGATCGAGCGACGTGTTCAACAGCCTCTCCCATGACTGCAGTTTGTCGTAGGATGGATATCGCTTCAGGGCTGACAGCTTGGCCATCCTCTGCCAGCTGAACGTTGCGTCACGCATTGCAATGGCGACCAGGGCATTCAACGTGTAGTTGCCCTTGCGGTAGGCCTCCCGGTACAGGCTGCAGAACGCCTGGTCGTATGTGCGAACCCGCAATGGGAGGTCCAAGGCGGCGACGATATCCACGTTTCCGACCTCAACCCCGGTACAGAAGCGGGAGTTAACAACACCGTGAGCCATGCCGTACTCGCGACCATCGTGGTTAACGATGATCGACGACCTGTCGTACTTGACGGTGGCGCCCTCGGCCTTGCCCAGAGCAAACAGCAACCTCACTGTCTGCTCTGCAAAGGTGCTGCCCCGAGTGACAAACTCGAGGAGCATCTTGCTGCCGATCTCACCGAGGGATTTCTCAGGTGTGCTTTCCCCATCGACTAGTGGATACACCCATGCGTCCAACAGCTGCTCCGTCAAAATCCCATCGCTCGGAACCGGTGGAGTCACGATGTCACCAAGGTTGACATCGTCAAACTTGGCGTCTGTACTCAACGGTAACGTGCTGTAGGTCATTCTCTTGGAGCTACCACTAGCCCGGTTGTGCCTCTGCAGGCCTTCGGTCAGGTTCGCAACGACGTAGTTGTAATCTTCGTCGCGCTTCGACATGGAGCTACACCCTCCGACCGCGGGTGCCCCGCTCCTCATTGAGAGCCATCTTCGCCGCAATCACAGCCTCGAGATCGACACCTTGAGTATGGGCGAGGTCAATAACACGCAGGATGATGTCCGCAAGTTCGGTTCCGAACTCAGGTGTCGGTTGATCACCTCGGCATTCATTCACAGCCTCACCAACTTCAGATGCGATGAGGGCCAGAGCTTCCAGCACAGACTTGTTGTGCCAACCCATGCGCTCAACCCAGTCGTGGTGCTTCAACGTCAAGTCATTCAATGTCATTTTTTTTGTTCTTCTTGTTTGTGATTAAAGGGCCTTTCGGCCCTTGTTACTTACTTCGTCCAGCTAAAGTGTTGGTGAATTTCTGCTGGTCCATCACGATCTGTTGCCACCGATTAAACACGCCGTTGCGTACTCGCTCTGGGTCAAGGTTGAACAGGTCACAGCACCATCGAAAACTGCCAACATCACGCATGCCGTCATCGGATATCCACCAGTAGGCTTGCGCCCTGTCCTTGGACCACGATATGTCAGCGCCGAGGCGATGACCGTGGTGCATGGCCGCATCCAGTATGCCGAGGAACATAACCTCAACCCAGACGCGGTACTCAGGGAGCAACTCTTCAGGTATCTGAGAGAGAATCTCAGACTTGTCCAATGACGGCATTCAACACCTTAGTGGTTACCCGGCACGGGCCGGGTGTTTCGAATTAAGCGGCAGCCGGGGTGTTCTCGGCGATCCACAGGGAGACGGCGCGAGCAGCGGTGCCGGCATGGGGATTACCCTTGGTGGAGCCTTCCTTGACCGGGAAGTGCTTGGCGACGAAGGCGTCGATTGCGGCCTTGTTTTCGAATGCGATGTCGGATGCATTGGCTTCAGCTTCGGTTTCAAAAACCTTGCCGTCCTTGGATTTGTACAGAGTGACTACAGTTGCCATTTGATTCTCCTGATTGAGGGTGGGTGCTACAGAACTTCTTTACCTTCAACGCCACGAGCCATACGGTTCAGGGTTCGAGCGTTTAAATTGGCAAGTGCCTCTTCCATACATTGAAGGGCTCGCATGTTCTCAGCACATGGGAACTTGCTATTTAGGAATTCGGTGCGATGGATGAGAACGGTGAGCAGAGCTTCGTTGGTCATGCCGTTGACACCGTTATCGATAACAGCACCACGCTGAAACTCGATGAAGGTCAAGTGGTCACCGGCAATCACGTCGTAGCGATGGCCTTCAACGTTGGTACCGTCGGCCAGCGATGAAATCGCGTTGACGTAAACGCCGTTGTGATCAGTGTGAATACGCATTATTTCTTCTCCGGATGCATGTCTTGGACGCGCAGGGCGACGAGGGTGAGGGCGATGACGCCCATGTCAGCATGCTTGTCCAACGCGGCGTTGATGTCGGCAAGGGCGGCATCAAGCTTGTCCTTGTCCTCGTCGGGGAACTGGGAGATCAGGCCCAGCAGCATCAGGTGGTCGGCGCTCATTTGGTTCACGAGTGAATCTCCAGGACGGCGGCGCGGATATCAGGGTCGAGGTTCTCGGCCTTGTTCAGCAACCAGTGGATGTAGCTGTTCGGCAGCTCGGCCAGGGGCACACCCTTGTGCTTGCCAAAGGACAGGGCCTTGATCGGG